GCCACTATGTGGCCCCAGCTGAAAGGCAACACCTGATACAACCATAAGGTTGCATCTTCCCATCTCTACGGTTTAACCATGCCTACTCGTGATGTTCCGATTCATGGGGGTAAAGGTCTCTTTGAGATACTTACTTCCCAGAGTTCATTTCCTTACACTCGTGAGAGATTAGTAAGGGATGCACTTGAATTTTCGGAAGGTCACATTTGGCCGGTTCCAAAACGACTTAAAGGCTATTATAACGCTGGTGGTGATGTGACTATTACTAGTCATACTTACCGCCCTCGTGTTTATAATGGCAAATCGGAAATTTTGGACCCGTCTACAGGTAAAGTTGCTTATCGTATCACCGGGGATTGTTTTCCCGCTGATCTCCGTGATGTTTCTTGGCCCGGACCCTCTCCTTTGTCAGATAATGACTTGAGAGGATTTGGTACTAAGGCCATCGCGGCAACGATTCCAACTAAGCCGAAAGCCCAAGTGGCCCAATTTCTGGCCGAACTTCGTGATCTTCCGAAACACCCTGGTGAATATCTTAAGGAAATGAAGCATCGCTCGCGATTCTTCAAGAACTTGGCTAAACATTCGGGTTCGGAATATCTTAATTACGAGTTCGGTTGGAAGCCATTTGTATCTGATATTGCTAAGACTACAAAGTCTTGCGTTACAGCTGCAGATGTCCTCCGCCAATTTGACCGCGATAGCGGAAAAATTGTTCGCAGAAAAATGGATTTAGGCACCACCCGAAGTGTTACAGGAGGTGGAACAGCAAGTCATATTTCTGCTGACCCATCATTCTGGTCTTACTTCGATACTGGAGACGGCGTGCTATCGACCTTGCAAACGCAAGAGCGAAAAGTGTGGTTTTCTGCTGCTTATCAGTACTATGTACCTCCGGCAGGAGATTCACTTATATCACAATTACAGAATCTTGAGTCGCATGCTAACAAAATGTTTGGCACGCGAATCACTCCTGGTGTATTGTGGGAATTAGCACCCTGGTCTTGGTTAGCAGATTATTTTGGTAACTTCGGCGATGTTGTTAACAACTGGTCCGCGTTCTCCAACGATAATCTGGTTTGCAATTATGCGTTCATTATGTCACATACCAAAGTGACAAAGACGTACAATTGGAGCGGTACACTTAAAGACGGTAAAGCAATCAATACTTCATTTGATCTAATTACCGAATCTAAGCAACGCCTCCGTGCAAGCCCGTATGGATTCTCCGTCAGCTCGTCCTTTACGAACAAGCAGTTGGAGATCATGGCTGGTTTGGGTTTATCCAAACTACCAACACAGCACTTCTAGTTTGGTTACTAGTAGTGTGCTCGTTTTGAGCAAAACAAAACAACCTTTATGGAGTCTGTTCCTATGCTTTCCGATCCTCAATCAGTTACTATCAATGCTGTCGCGACGTCCCTTCCTGGGACTTCTCGTGGCAGCAATGCTTCTACTTATACGAAAGATGATGGCAACGTCAAGTTGTCCATTTCTCATACGTATACTTCGAAGCGCAATCGCCGTATGGTTCGGCTCGACCAGCGAAAAATCGCTGCCGATCCGCTCATCAGCGCACAAAACATCGAGTACAAACTCGGTGTCTATCTTGTGATCGATGAACCCGTTACCGGTTTTACGGTTACGGAGCGTCAATACCTCGTGCAAGCCCTCGCGGACTGGCTCAAGGCGTCGACTAATGCCAATACTATTGCTGTTCTCGGTGGACAATCGTAAGATGTTCAACGGGCCCCGCAAAAATCCTAGCAATAGGGATTTGTATCGGCTCATCGCTTTTGCGATATGTATGATTCTGTTAACAATAGTTATTTTGGTCCTTGGTGAGGACCCGAAACTCTTGTTAACCGTTTATCCGCTTTTTTTCGGATAGAGGGTCGTGGCTTAGGTCGGGATTCTATTACTACCTATAAAGGATAGAATAGATGAAAAGCCTAATACAGCTCTGTGGGAAGATCCTCGCTGATTGCGAGGCTCTGTGTTGCGTCAGCACCATCAGAGATTTCAAAAGAATCTCTGACAGGGTTGAACATGAAGGTATATCGTTTTTAACGATTACCCTACCAAATATTTGTAAAGACTTCGAAAGTTGTCTTTCAAATGGTTCGGTGAGCTCATCATCATTCATTGGTTTTAAAAGACCAAAGAATGGAAGGCTCCCCCTATTTCTAGGAGGTTTCTTCAAGCTTGTGTTCGACCCTCTGACTGGTAAGATACTTGACAATCCTGACATAAATGCTATTTACTCTATAAGACAAGTTTTACTTGCCTTTAAGAAGTTTAGAGCGGATTGTACTCCAAGAAGAGTACGATCTACTTTAGATCAGTATGTCATGACAGATTTTGAGATTGGAGAGCACTTTGAAAACGTTAATGATTATGTTATTGACGCTTTTGTGGAGTGCTCTCGTGTTCTTTTTGGGCCTATTTTTAATAAGCTCAATAGAGATCTTATGGATGATCCAAATATAGTCATTCCTCGTCATGGATCGGGCACGACAGCTAGTCGTGTCTTATCTAATCGTAAGTATGACCATTTAGACTGGACATATCGTCTCGAAAAACACTTTCGAGCATCGAACTTTCTGCTTCCGTCTTGGAATGCAGAAGATAGATTTCTCGAAATCAATTTCAAGACCTTGGAACAAGAAGAACCCGTTCGGGTTGTTACTGTTCCTAAGACGTTAAAAACGCCACGTATCATTGCCATAGAACCTGTGTGCATGCAATATGTACAACAGGGGCTTATGGAGTTGATTGTGCCTCTTCTCGAATCACGTAAGCTTTATAATTCTATTGGTTTTCTAGATCAGAAAATCAACCAGGATTTAGCTTGTAAAGGTTCTCATGATGGTTCTATAGCCACCATGGATCTTAGTGAAGCGAGCGATCGCGTTCATAATCATCTTGTTGAAGCTTTGCTTTCGCCATGGCCGACTTTGTCGGATATGGTTCAAGCTTGTCGCTCGAAACAAGCTGACGTACCTGGATACGGTATTCATACCCTATTCAAGTTCGCGTCTATGGGGTCCGCTCTTTGTTTTCCTATCGAAGCTATGGTTTTCTTAACTATTGCTTTTCTTAGTCAAACTAAGGAGCTATCTTATCAGACTATGAAGAAAAGACGTGTGTCTTTCCTTCGTAGTGTGCGTATCTATGGGGACGATATCATCGTTCCCGTAGGCATGGCGCATTCTGTGGCGTGTGAGCTTTCAACTTTTGGTTTGAAAGTAAACAAACACAAGACTTTCTGGACTGGGAAGTTCAGAGAATCTTGTGGAGGGGACTTTTACGATGGTGTACCGGTTAATCCCGTGTACATCAAAGCATCAATTCCCACGTCACGGCGTCCCGCACAAGATGTAGAGTCAACTATCGCCATGCGCAACCTTTTTTATAAGGGTGGCATGTGGCGAGTTGCTGCATACGTAGACGATTGTGTAAAGAGATTTGCACCTCTTCCAGTCGTTCTGCCTACATCTCCCGTACTGGGAAGACATTCCTTTTTGGGCTTCGAAACCCAAAAGTTATGCCCTCATCTTCATCGACCGATGGTTAAGGGAATGATTCCGAGAAGGATCAAACCTTTATCCCCGTTAGATGGGTACGGTGCACTTCTGAAATTCTTCTTGAAACGATCGAAAGATCCTTTTCATGAGGTTTCTCATTTGAAGCGCGACGGGCGTCCTAAGGTCGCTACCATAAACCTTAGGTGGGCTGTAAGCATTTAATCTTACAGGCGTGAGCTTCGTCTCACAAGGAGAGTAAGGCTCTCTAAGGAGG